ATCGCAACAAGTACGAGTACTACGAGACCAAGCAGAAGGTCGACCAGCTCGACATCGCAGTGCCGCCGCAGCTGCGCGACACCTTCACCGTCTGCGGCTGGCCCGCCACCGTGGTCGACGTCCTCGAGGAGCGCGTCGACCTGCTCGGCTACACGGCCGCCGACGGCAACCTGCGTGGCCTCAACGACGTGTTCAACGACAACGCAATGGACGTCGAGTCCTCCCGAGGACACACCGACGGGTTCATCACCGGGGCGGGGTTCGTCACCGTCGGGACTGGCGACCCGGCCAACGGCGAGCCGGAGGTGATCGTCTCGGCCGAGTCACCGAACTCGGCCACCCTGGTCTACGACTACCGCAAGCGCGCCGCGGCCGCCGGCCTGTCCCAGACCTACGACGAGGCCAATCGTCTTGTTCTGCAAAGTCTTTACCTGCCCAACCGCACCGCGCTGTTCGCCGCCGACCCCATGAAGAACGGCAAGATGGAGCTAGTCCACGTCGATGAGCACAACATCGGTCGTGTCCTCATGGCCCGTCTGATCAATAAGGATCGCGCATCGAATCCGTTCGGCCGCAGCGAGATCACCCGCCCGGTGCGCTACTACACCGACGCCGCGATCCGCACGCTGCTCGGCATGGAAGTCAACCGGGAGTTTTACACCACCCCGATGCGTGCACTGATGGACGTCGACCCCAGCACCTTGGGGTTCACCCCGGACATGACAGCCGAGGAGAAGATTCGCCGCGGCTGGTCGATCATGATGGGGCACTTGAACATCGTTCCGCCACAAGGCGGAAACAACCCGATGAACCAGCCCCGGCCGTCGGTGCACCAGTTCAACCCGCAGCCGCCCACGCCCTACATCGAGCAGATCAAGGGCTACTCGATCATGCTGGCCGGCGAGTGCGGCCTGCCGGCCACCGCGTTCGGGTTCGTCACCGACAACCCGACCTCTGGCGACGCGATCACCAAGAGCGAATACCGCCTGGTCCGCCGCGCCGAGCGCCGTATCCAGAGCTTCAACCTGGCGTGGATGGAGGTCGCGCTGCTCATCCTGCTCTGCAGAGGGGAGCGCGACCTGACCCGTTCCGATCTGCGGGCGATCCGGCCGCTGTGGCGCAACCCCGCGGTGCCCACACGAGCGGCCCAGGCTGATGAGGCGCAGAAGCTGGTGGCCGCGGATATTCTGCCGCCGCGGTCGGAGGTGACCTACCGCCGCCTGGACATCAGCGAGGCCGACCAGCTCACCCTGGAGCGGGATTGGCGCAAGGAAGAGGCCCGGCAAGAGGCCAAGGCCGCCCGCGATTCCGCGCGCACGCTCAACACCGCGGTGGCCACCGCGAAGGCCAAGGCCGCCGCGGCGCCGACCAGCTCGACGCCGGGCCGGCCGAACGTCGGCGGCGGGCCGAGCGCGTGAGGCGGGTGGCCGGCCGTGGGTAAGTGCCGACACACCCGTCAGGAAGTCGAGCCGCAGCGGCATGTGTGGCGCGGCGGGAAGTACATCCGCACGGTGGCCGCGCAGGTGTTCTGCGCCGACTGCAAGGTGTGGCTCTACGAGAAGCCGATCCACCCCGACGGCGTGCCGCTGAACGCGTTGCAGCGAAGGGAGGCCCGAATTGACGACTCGCAAGCAAGCAAGCGACCTACGCGCACAAATCCTGCGCAAGGTTCGTGAGGGAACCGAGCTGATCCACGGGGTGTTCGACCTCTACAGTCCCGAGACGGTGCAGGAGATGATGCCCGCGCTCATCACCCCGATCCTGGACCAGACGTCAATCCTCACCGCAGAGTGGTACGACAGTCTCAATCCCGAAAGCTCTTACCGCACAGAGGAATTCTTCCCCGTCAGCGAGGGTCGAATCCACTACACCGTGGCGTGGGCGTACAAGCTCAGGGGGGAAGCCCGGCCGGTCGAGCACATGTCCGGCGCGTTCCAGCGGATGGTGTTCGACTGCTCACGGCAGACGGTGATCAGCAACGCCAAGCGCGAGGGTGTGCCGTTCCACCGCGACGCCCGCGAGGATGCCTGCCCCTTTTGCCGGTACCTCACCGTCGACCCAAATGCCTATCACGGCAAATACGTTGACATGCCATCGCACAACCACGACTGCCAGTGCATCGCCGTCGTGAGCCGTGGCGAAAATCTGTACGTCCCACCGGAGTACGTGAAGACCTGGAAGGCCGAGGTCAGACGCGAGGAGTCAGACTCCCTGACTGAGACACTTGCGAATATGGCTGACACGCAGGTGTAATAGCCCTGTTGACAACCGGCAATTTGTTTGCTGGGCATTTCACTCCCATCGGAGGACACTCATGACCGCTCCCACCGGAGAGCAACAGCCGGCACCGCAGCAGGCGCCCGCGCCGCAGGCCACCCCTGCGCCGCAGTCCCCGCCCAACCCGGCGCCGGCTCCCCCGCAACCGCAGACCCCTCGGACGTTCACTCAAGACGAGTTCAATTCGTTCGAGGCGCGCGTGAAGCGGGAGTACCGGGCCAAGGAACAAGCCCTCCAGGCTGACGCCGACTTCGGCAAGCGACTCAAGGAACTCCTCGGCGGCACCGGGCCGACCGGCACCCCCGAAGAACAGGTTCAGCAGTTGACCGCCGAGCGCAACACCGACAAGACCCGTATCGCCGAACTGGAGGCCGACAAGCTCCGGTACAAGCTGGCGGCCACCGCTCAGCTGCACCCGACTTTGTGGGACCGCGTGCGCGGAAACTCCGAAGCGGAGATACTGGCAGACATCGAGACGCTCAAACCCGCGAACGCGGCTCTGGCCGCCGCTCCCGGTGCCCCGGGCGTCACGACTCCACCGGCCACGCCGCCGGGTCCAGCACCCAACCCTCAACAGGGGAACCCGTCGACCAACGACGGGAAGACCGGAAGCACCAAGAGCGGACGCGATCTGTTCAAGGAACGCAACGGGCGCAAGCAAGAACCCGCAGCCGACTAACGCTGCGACAGCAAATCTCCGAAAGGGAATGTCATGGTCCAGCTTGGGCTGCGGCGTGAATCCTTTGGCGTGGATGACCTGACATGGCTTGGCAGCCGTCGTGGTGTGGATACCGCCCGCACGGCCACCATCGACCTGTCGGCATGGGTCTCCGCGGGCAAGGTTCAGGCCGGTAACTACATCAGGTCGGGTGAGCCGGCGAAGTACGCCACCGTCGACGGCAAGCAGAAGCTCGTGCCCTACGCGGGTGCCGGCACGCTGGCGGGCTTCATCCTGACGCCGACGCACGTCGATCCGAAGGCCGGGGACGCCGACATCGTCGTGCCGCTGCTGGACTTCGGCCGCATCATCGTCGCCAATCTGCCCAGTGGTCACCAGGTCGGGGCGAACCCCACGACCAGTGGCCAGTTCGTCTGGGTGTAGAGGGAGGTCTTGAACCATGAGTGGTGAACTGTGGACCGACCTCATCGAGCCCGCCACCCTCACCGGCTATGCCCGTGAGGCCCTGGAGGACGTCGAGCGTCGCAAGGGATCGCTGAGCAAGTACCTGCCCAACGAACAGGTGCCCGACATCGTGGCCCAGTTCGAGGTCGGCGGTACCGGCCTGCTGCCCGTTGCGCCGTTCCGCTCGTACGACGCCGAGACGCCGCTGGGCAAGACCCAGGGTCGCCAGAAGGTGTACCTCGAGCTGCCGCCCATCGGTCAGAAGAACCGCATCTCCGAGTACGACCAGCTGCGTCAGCGCGACGGCGACCTCCGCAACACGGTGGTGCTGAACTCGCTGCTGCGGTTGACCACCAACATCGTGACGGCGATCTCGACTCGCCTGGAGGTGGCCCGCGGTCAGGCTCTGGAGAGCGGCGAACTCGACATCGATGAGAACGGCTTCATCCAGGGCATGGATTTCGAGCGCGATCCATCGATGGAGGTCGACGCGACCGACGGCGGTGGGCTGTACTGGGACGACCCGGACGCCAACGTCATCGATCAGGTCACCGCCTGGGTCGACGCCTACGACGACCTCAACGGTGAGAAGCCGGGCTCGTTGCTTCTGACCGACCGTCGTCAGGTCGCCGGTCTGCTGCGCAACAAGGACATCCGCAACCTGTACGCCTCGCTGGTCG